CTTATCTAGCATCTCCCAACTATCTAATACAAACTCTTCGTTAGCAAAATGCAACTTAACTTTAAGTGCGACTGCCAAACGCATAATATAGTCTCTTCTATGATAATCATCAGGTAAAGAAAATATACTAAACATCATAATATGATCAAGATTACCTTCTTGAATCAAATACTCTAGATAAGTATGCTTTCTACCTTCATTATCACCAGTTTGATGTGGGAAGGTATAACCCATCCTATTACAATAGTCTTTAACGGTCAAAGTTTGGAAGTGTAAATCAATATATCTTGTCTTAAATCCCTCATACTCAGCATACATTACAACATTGTCGTTGTGTTTAATCTCGACCTTACGTGAATGAATGTCAGTATCACCTAATTTCCTAAAGTATGCACCAGGCCATTTCCTATGAGGTTGACCATCTTTTAATAGAAGTCTAACATCAACACTCATTCTAGTTTTACCAGTTCTATTAGGAGCAGCACCATGAATATGCTCCTGAGTAAACAAGATAAACTGACCCTTCTTAATATTGACTGGTTCACAGGACTTTTGACATTCCTCTTGAAGTCTAGGGTAGTCCCACTCTTTACATGCATCAGTAATTTCCCTACTATCCATAAGGTTTACTATTTGCAGAGAGTTACTATCATAGGCATCAGTAAAAGGTAACCATACAGTTCTAAGACCTAAACCATTACCAACCCATTGACCTTGATGGAATGGTAAAACAGTCCCATCCTTATCTTGATTGGGTATGTTAATTCGTATATTACCAAACCTTTGCACCAATATCTCACCCAAAGAGACATAATCCTTTAAGAGTTTATCAAAGATCTCATAAAAATTAGTATCTGCTAAATCCTTACCTATAATCTTTGCTAGTTCTCCAATCTTTTTAGCAGGAACATGCTCATGTAATAAAGACAAATCCTGTACATCAGGATAGTGTTTTTGAATCGACTCTAGAGCAATTTCTGACAGGGGATAATTTTTCGCATCATATGTGTATCGTCTCATCGTTTCACATCATGAGCACATCCATCACCTTTATAGTCATCGCTATCATAATATCCACCTCTAGTCCCTGCGTAAAAGGTTGCTATCACAAATGGAATAGCAGTCCATAGGAGTATGTTACCTAGCATCACAATACCTGAACAACTCCAACACAATCAGGAATATCCATCATCACTTTCTTCTCTATACCCTGTTTCAATGTCATAGCACTCATGGCACATGACTCACATGCACCACCCAATCTTATTTTGACAAGGTTTGTTTCTTCTTCTATTTCTACAAACTCTAACCATCCACCATCTGCCTCAATATAGGGTATAAGGTCTTCAAGAGCCTTCTTTACATTTTCTTCTGTTAATTCCATAATCGTGTTAATTGGCGAACATCTGATACACCATACAATGCTTTACATTTTTGTTCTGCATCTTCTCTTAGATTAGACTCACTTACAAATTCAACTTTAGTAAGTCGATTTGACTGTAATAAGATTTGTGCAGACCATTTAGTTTGTTTCATCCAAACCCTCCTTTACCTTTACCACAATCTAATACTTCAATGCGAGATGCAAATTGAGATGGGGTTTCAAACCAAAGTTGTCTAACCTTTTCCCAAGAATCCACTACTGTAGATTGATTGTTTGAATACACCATTTTATAATGATGTCTGTCATATGGTTTGTCACAAGTTTGTGTAAAAGTTTTACTCATTTGAGAGTACCAAGAAGAATTTGGTTTGATCTACTGGTGCGTTCTCATAAGATGAGATCTCACCATACTGTTTGTGGTCTTTGTATCCTACCATACGACCCTTCGTATTTTGAAGAGCAGACATGAAGACTACGAAAAAGAATACTGCTGGAGCACCAATTAGTAGTCCACCTCCAATCACATAGTAAGTCAGAATTTCGAGTAGAGAGTTTTGCATTAGTCTAGTGGTAATTCTCTGGGGTTTTCGATTAGGTCGAGCATATCAAAATGCTCTGGGTGTGCTTGTTCCATCATAAGGTAACGAGAAAAAACATACAACTCTTCTTGAGTGTATGTTATATTATTGTCCTTATTTTGATTTGCTTCTTGAGCAACTTTTTTATCAGTACACTCTTCTGTAGATAAATCTTCAAAAGTATACGGATATCCATTTATAAAACACATTCTAACTACTTGATTTTCATACCAAACATATTTCCAAGTAATTTTTAACTTCATTTGCAGTTTTAATTGTGGATAGAGGGCACTCTTTCTATCTGTGTTGTACACCTAGAGATCTTTTGTACTCCCTCTGTAAAATTCGTAACCAATGGACAAAACTGAGAATCAATTGATTACTGTATCATTATATAGTCCTTAGATACTACTGTCAAGTCTTGGCATTAAACCAGAAGGATAATATGTATCGAGTTCCAGACTCAACCTCACTAACATGATGAAGGTATTCTCGATTTGAGAATATTAATAACTTACCAGTTTTTGGTTTAACATCATACCATACTTCCCCATTTATATTATCAAATTGAGTATGCCCACCAATATAATTATCATTCAAATATAAAAATGCTGCAAGAACATTAGGACTAAACATCTCAGACTTATCGTAATGAGGTTTCATAAATGTACCCTTAGGCCATCTTATAACACCACAATAATCTAATTGAATATCATTAAAAAATGTTTTACAAATACTGGTTACATTACTAATAGTATTTTTAAAGAGTTCATCCTTTGTTAATTTAATATCAACAGGACGTACATCTCCACCCAAATAAATTGCACCATAATCACCATCTGGTTCTGGTATCTTAGGAGAATAACTTAAAGTCTCACCAGAATTTGAATGGGTTACCGTTTCTAAAAAGGAATCATTTTCCTTCTCATGAAGATCAATAAATGGTTGACATAAAGACGGACTTAAAAACTCGTCCTCAATATACATTACTTTCTTCATTGGTTGTACCATATACTAAGAGCAAATCTCTCACCACCCTCAATCTTACTGACCGAATGTTTATACACAGAATTTGAGAAGATAAGTAACTTACCTGTCTCTGGTTTTATCCATGCATCATCAAAGCAAGTGTACCCACCTTTAAAATCGTCATTTAAATAAAGAACTGCTGCAAATAGATCAGGTTCTTGATTGGGTCTATGTGGATCAATATGAGGGTTCATAAAAGTACCAGGAGGCCACCTTACCACACCTGCATAATCTATAAGTACCCTTTGATCAAATGTCTTACAAATATTCGTTACTCTATCGACAGCATTATTCTTTTGAGATTCAAAGTATATTCCATCAAGAGTTGTTAGATATGTATTACCACCTCTACTATCATCACCATAAGGTATCTCATCTGGATTTGCCCTAGATAATTTAATAAGTTCCTGACATTCTTCTGGAGTTATAAAATTCTCTTCTGTGTATATTAATTTCTTCATTCTTTATCAAACGCACTCATTGCACCATCAACAAAACCACGTCTATATTCCCACGTATCACCTCCTGTCTGCCCTCTCTTAGGGTTTATACACTTCTCATAATCTGGATCTGATTTATCTATATTATTACATACTAAACTTGCTAAATCTAGTTCACTCCCTTTAGCACCTGTCCCAGTCCAACGGTGTTCACCGTTCAACCAAGTAGCACCACATTTTTCGCAGACCCTTTGCTCGAATTGCATTGCTGGTCATCCACACGTTACTATGATAATTTAGGATAAAAAATTGTGTATGTCAAGCAGTCCATTCTTCATTCCATCTATTAAGAATCCATGAACTACTATTCTTTTTATCATCACCACCAATACCAAATTTAAATTCTACTCTAGGATTATCAGCATACTTTTCCATCTCTGGAGTAGTACCCCTAGTCCTATCACCACCATTACAAAATATTACCTTATCATATATCTCAAGTGCCATCCATATTGCATCATTAGCAGTATCATCCTTATCATTAAATTCAATAGCAACATCAACACACTTCAATTCTTTAATTATAGACATCCTTTCTTCCACATTCATAAAATACTTTCCTTTTTTCCTAACTAACCAATCGTCAGAATTAACAGCAACTCCTAAAGTTCCAAGTTCCTTTGCTGCTTTGAAGTATTGAATATGTCCACTATGTAAGGGATCGAATCCTCCACTTACTAATACTAAAGTTTTTTCATCCATTGTATTTTTTCTTTTTAGGTTTGTCACTCTCAGTGTGCTTTTTTTTCTTTTTCTTTTTGGTTCCGTTGCCGTTACCAAGGAAGCGATATCGAGGCATTATTTTGTGTTGGTATTAGGAGGACCAGAGAATCTAGGATCATTATACACCCTTTCATCAGAATCTACTTTATTTGGGTCAAAGTTTGGATCTGGATAATCTTCCCAACTATCACCCTCATATTCTGTGATCAGTGGATTAATATCCTTTCGTTCACCATATACATGATAGAAGCAGTCAATTGGTTTGTCATCTGCTTCACTAACAATTATAAACTCATTGTTAAATTCTACCACGTTAAGATGGAAGTGTCTATCTCCAATAGGTTGTAACTGTACAGTAATACTTTCTTCTGCAACCAAATCCTTCCAATAATATGGTAGATCAATTCTCTCATGATCTTTTAGTCTACCTCTATGATAT